CGGCAGGGCGAGCTCCTGTGCAATTTGCGTATTTTTGATTTCTGCTGCTTGCTCCAGAGTCTTGCCTCGAAGCCATTCGGTCACCAAACTTGAACTCGCAATCGCCGAACCACAGCCGTAGGTTTTAAACTTTGCGTCAGTGATAATGTCATTTTCTACTCGTATTTGAAGTTGTAACACATCACCGCAGGCCGGCGCACCGACCAGACCTGTGCCCACCATGGGGTCATTGCGATCTAGTTTGCCTACGTTGCGTGGATTTTCGTAATGGTCAACTACCTGCTGCGAATAGCTCATGCGTTAGGAAATACCTTTTTTAGCTGCTGCACGCTTGGCCATGCGATCCACAGTGGCCTGTGCTTGTGGCACTCCCATGGGCTCAGCAGCGGCTTCTGGGTTGTCTGCACCCTTGAATATTACTTCATCGTCGGTGACATTGGTTATTACATTGTTTAGCGGAGCACGTTGACTTAGATCTCGTACTGAATCTGCATCCACTACCACGCCCATCTGATTGGCCAGTTTCACAAAACTTTCTAGTGGAAAGACTTTTTCAACGTTGGAATCCTTGGCACGATTCATAAGAAAACTGGCAAGTGCTGCCAGTTTTCCATTGTCCATACCTTCTACTTCTTTGATAAGCATCAGCGTCTCGCACGTCCCAGGCTTTGTTCTGGACCAGTTTCTTCGTCATCAATGTCAATATCAACTTCACCGTCTGCACCAATAACATTACCTGCGCCCATGTCAGCACCCGGCACAGCACCCATGTCAGCACCCGGGGTCATGCCCATGTCTGCACCTGGCACCGCAGGTGTAGCTGGGCCTTGACCAGTTACCACAGCCAGAGCGGTTTCAAGTTGCTGTTTACCGCCCTGTAGATTCTGTAGCATGCCCTGCAGAGCAGCAGTGGCATCGGTGTTGAATTGATCTGCTTGTGCTGTGCCCACTTGATTGCGAATACTATCAACCAGTGCAGGCAGTTCTTTAAACTGCATCTCGCTGACATCTTCCAGCATGCTTTGAACACTGTCCACTAGATCCTGCGCGGCCAGCACAACCTGTGCCTGTTGCACTTCGCTTTCCTGCAGTTCTTGCAGGCGCAGATTTAGACCCTGTTCCATCATCATGAGCTTGAGATAACCAGGATCACGTTCGCTGGAATGCAGACGCGAACTCTGACGTGTTTCGTTGATCACGGTGCGCACACGTTTCAGCATGTGTCGGGCCTGTGCATGATTCAAAGCGTCAAATCTAGCAGCAGTGCCGGAATAATTTTCAAATACTTTAGCGACTTGATCTAGCGGGCGCTGCGCTGCTAATTCGTTGAGTTTCATTGTTCAATCCTCTTAGATACAAATATTTAGCCTGTTTTACACAATCTTCTAGTTGATTTTCAAGCTCGTGTTGCTGTTGTCTGCGGTGCTGAATCTTAGTATACAGTATTTCTTTCGCAGGCTGATCACGCAGTCGCTCCATTATGTGTTTTCTGCTGGTCACACTCTGGCGAGCACTGGCCACGTGTTGATCTAGCTGTTGTATTCTGATGCCAAGGTTATATTGGCGAGCTTTTTCTGCGATGCAATAGCTTAGAGCTACCTTGGCACTGGAAAAATTACCGCAGTGCTGGCCCAGGCGAAACACTGAAAACACATTATCCTGTGACTGCACGTCAAACATACCAAACGCTTGATAGCCTTTGGTAGATTTTATTATGAGATCTGCCTGCATGCGATTTAATTCGCGTTGAGCTAGATTAAATAATTTTTGTTCCAGTGTCATTGCAGGAAAACATGGGAGATCAAATAGCCTACCATGCCGGTGAGCAAGGTAATAATACCCACACCCCATTTCAACAGTTGGTCGTTGCGTTTTTCCGCCATTTTTTGCACCATGTCATGTACTTCTCTGACCAGGGTGTCAAGGCTATTGATCTTGGTGTCTACGTCTTCAAGACGAGATTCAAGAAATCTGTAGCGTTGTGCACACAGCTCAACATGGGCCTCAAGACTCTTTTTTTCAATATCGCTGGTGTCGCTCATAGTAGAATATTTAGTCTATCTGCTGAAACCAAACATTCTGCGAATTGAGGCTTGAAGGTAGGTTGGCCTGCGCCAACAGTCCGGGTATCATGGGAACGTTGTCACAGTCATCACGTAGAGCAGCAAAATCTTCACCAAAAATACCATCACGTTCGGTAACCGCATGAAAACTCCACACCTGATCGTGCTGTATTGCTGGACTCACAGATTCCAGCTGGGTGCGTAGACTGAGCACTTGCACCAGAGTTTCATAGTTTCGCTGTTGATTACGTGCTCTTTCCCAGTGTTCCGCAGACTCTATCCATTGTCCTGACTGATCTTGAAAACGTCCACGCTCTTCACGATATCTTCCCACCACACCAGTGGTGGTACAGTCAAACAGTGTGCTTACTAAGATTTTCACCGTGATAAAATCCAATACATTTTTGCTTGGTCAAGCATATGAGCCAGTTCTGCATCTGTTTTGGCTGCTTGACGAATCTGATGCCATTCTTGATCTTCTAGGATCTGTGCACGCATGCTCACAACTTCGTCTGCTTCATGATACAGCTCACGGTGAGGATTTCCTGTGGTACGACGATAAATGGTTTTGCCACCATCGGGACTTTCAAAAACATAGCCTTTAGGCATTGGTGCCTCCATCAACAAAACGACAATTAAATGCCAGCACAATCCTTGGCTCAGTGCCAAGATAGGGTGTAGCAGCATGCGGTAGCCAACTGGGAAACACTACCATGCTACCGTCTTGCGGTGGTATGTCTATACTAGAAGTTTCACTGGCGTATCGTGAGCCGATGTCTGCGTAGCTTGCTGTCCATGGTGAGTAGAATCTGTTTACACCACTGCGTGTGCTGGCTGCACTTTCTCCAATGCTAACATAATAGATCGCGCTCCACGAACTATTAGGATGAATATGCATGTCGTGATAACCACCAGGCTGAGTCACATGACACCAGGATTCATGCACGTCTATGCCTATGCGGGCGCCTGCGGCCCAACGATCTTGATTAGCGGTCCGGGCAGCTTGAAACACGCTGCTTCGTGCCCACTGTAAAAACTCTTGTACAGCGGGATCAGGATCTTGTAGAAAATCAAAATCACTTTCGTACAAATTTGCTTTAACTGTGGTGGCCACACCGCTGGTACGAGCCTGAGCTTGATGTGCATAGCACACTTGGATCAGTTGATCTCGGAATTCAGTGGCTCGATCCCATGTGAACAAAAACATAGGCACTGTCCAGGCTTGAATAGGTTGCATCTAGTATTTACAGCCAAAGAAAAACCCGGCAATTTTTGCCGGGTTGACATCGCAACTATTAGATTACGAAGTTGCTAGTTTGAAACCAACGTTGGTTGTCTGTGAACCACTTACGTTCACGCCACGAACCTGACCGCTGTTGTTGGTAATCTGCACGTTGCCCAGACCAGTGATAGCTGTGTCTAGAGTTGCAGTGGTCCATGCACCGGTAGGATACAGCGCATAGCTGATCTGACCAGTTGCTGCACCTTCTACCTGGTAGAAAGCAATGGTAGCTTTTTCCTGCACGGTCTGGTTGATGGTTTGAACCACACCAGGATCGGTTACGTTGCCGCACTCGTTGCGCAGATCAATTGCTTGGTTTGAACCATTTTCAATGATCACTGCAAAGAAGTCCAGCTTGGGACCTTGCATCTGTACAAGAGCGTCGGTTGAACCAATATTGCCAGTTGGGTGGCCATTTGCAACGTCAAGTGCAAATACTGATTGTGCGTCACCATTGGGACGGAATAATGTAGGCATTTCTAATCTCCTTGATATGTGGACTCATTGGTCCTACTTTTATTTAGCCAATTTGACAAAAACTCAATGTACTAGGCCAGTTCTGGATTGTTTTTGAGTCTATTGGCCGCGCTGAAAGCAAAGCGATTGACTAATTTAGCACGGCCTGCATCTGTGGCCATGACCCAGCCTTCTTGTCCGGGCTGCTGACGATCCAGCTGTTGCAGCACATCCATTTTGAGCTCGTGCAGCAAGGAAAATACCACAAATGCAGCAGACAGCGCCGCGGTGTTGTCCTTGGGACTCTGTAGGTATTCTATGATGTTGCGATACTTGCTGGGCGTTACGTTGTTTTCGAGCCAAGGACCAAAGCCCTGCAACAGATTGTCAAAGTCTGTGAAAATTCTAGAGTTAATATACTTCTTGCAGAGTTCAGGTAGATCTGTGATACGTGCAGCACGCAGCAGCTCTGGACGGAATAGTTGATCTATCTTGTTGCCGTGTGCATTCAGCACACTGCGTATTTCTTTGATTAGTTTGGTATTGGGCTGCACACTCTGTATGTCTTTTACCGTGGGCGGTATTAGCAGCAGGCCCTGCACGTTTCTAGCAGGCAGATCCTTTATGGCCTCTGGAGCAGCAGTGGCATCTGCATACTGAGTATGCACTGCAATGCCTATGTCGCTGTTGGCAATCTGTTTGCCCAGTGCGCTGTCCACAGGAATACGATACTGCACGGTATTTGGTGTAAACTCATAGGCACCTGTGACTATGGGAGGAGTTTGAGTGTATAGTAGGTCGCCCTGTAGGTAACCACGTAGGCCTCGAGGAGTGGCCTGTTCCAGTGCGGGCCATAGTTGTTGGTACATTGCAATGAGTTCGGTACGGTCTCCGCTGCGTTGCCGCATGATATCTGCCAACATTCGAGGACTAGTGGCCTTGCCATCATAGCCCTTGGCGCCAAACCCGGATTTGTCTGTGAGCACAAACTCACCAGTGGGCTTGCGACCCCAGATAATAGCAGGCTTGCCGTCCCACTTCACAGTGGTAGTGCCCGCGGTGTCCTGAGCACCGGCTAGAATAATCTGTAGTGCCTGTTGCGCTCCACGCACGCCTGCATCAAACACCATGTCTTCGATGTGAGGTATACGTGCTTCGGCTTCAGTAAGCACACGCTGTTCTATTAGAGGCGTGTAGCCTTGATTTACAATACGGTCACGTAGTCTGGCCAAGAAGTAAACTTCGGTTTCTTCCGAACGATCTTCAAAGAATGGCACGCCTTCTCTAGCAAAGTGTTCACGAGCATCCGCTAGTTTGGCATCACGCTTGGGATCTTTTTCCAGTGCGGCAACGATGCTTTCCACACTCACAAGATTATCACGTGTGGCTCTAGGGTTCAACAACAACTTGGCAATTTTGTCTGGATCATTGGAAATAAGATCGTTGGTAGCACGATCCACAATGCCCACATTTTGATTAACCTTGTAGCCCATGCTCTTGGCAATGCTGTTCATGAGTATGTTACGGTCAGCACCTTTGTACTGGCTGTCCACAGGCGATCCTGCTAGCATGAACTTGGCCCAGTCTAGATTGTTCACAAACATAAAGTCTGTTTGCACGAATCCCAGTGCAGGTTTGCCATTGATAGGTGTGCGAAAGTGCACGCTGATGCCGGACTTTTTGACCCAGTTCTTAGGATCCTGTTTGTGACTCGTGGCCCAGTTTGACAGTGCAGTGGCCAATTGGTCTTTTGTGGTATGTGCAGCATCAATAGCAATGTCAAGATCACCTGACGTAGGCTTGAGCCCTGTGGTACCTAGAGTGTTGTTTTGTAGGTCCAGTCCAGGCAGCAGTTGCTCCAGCCAGGCAATGGTAGTTTTCACATCAGTTTGATTGATGCGCTGAGTTAAAGGATTGCCATCGCCATCCTTGAAAACATTGCCGCCTTCTGTGATCACATGGTATGTCATGGCAACAATCCTAGTCCACCAGCCACGGCGTTTATGAGTTTGTTAGGAGTTGGGCGTATGGCCTGATTATATCTTCGACCCGCACTCTGCATCATGGAGATCTCTCTTGCAAATTGTTGCTGAAGCTGTTGTATCTCAGGATCACTGACACCTGAGGTTCCACCCGGTGCAGGTACACCAGGCGCTCCGCGCTTGCCTCGGCTGAACACATCACTGGCCATGGCGTTTTGTACATATTTGGCTAGATCTTCAAAACTCTTGTTTAGAGCAGGATCGCTGAGATCCGCACTGTTGTTCACGATGCTTTGAGTGACCTGATTTATCATATTGGGCAGAGGTGCACTGAGATCTTGAATTCTCATGCGTCCTGCAAACAAACGATCTTCAATATAGCTTTTCATGATATCTTGTAGTCTGTTGGGAGGTAGCTTGCGAATATCAGTTACTCCACGTGCGGCCATTTCTGCTTGCACCGCTGCTGCCCAGGTGCGCTTCATGCTTTGTGCCTGTTGTTGGAACAGGGGAGTTGTGAGCTGCATACCTGCTCTACGCTCTTGTCCGGGTAGAGCTTGAGGGGTGTTACCGGTCACGGCCTGTTTGATCATGCCTCCAATGGCACCTGGAATCGCACCAAGATTGACTTCGTTTAAAGGCAGCGTGATTTCATGTAGTTTCATCAGTTTTTCTTACAGTTCTTGTGAATTTGGTAGGATCGCGAAATTTGATAGCATTGAGG